TAAGGGGGTAAAAACGAAATGTGATTAGTTGAATGTTGGAAGTTGTTGAGAATGTGAGAGTTGGGGAAATGGATGGAAAAACGAAATGTGACATTGGATTAACATTGGGTTAACATTTGATGGGGATTTGAAGGGTGGTGTTTGAGGGGTGTTTAACTTGAGGGGCTTGAAAGGGAGCGAAAAGTTAACGCCGGCTGAAGAAAAGGATGGAAGCTGTCTATAAAGACCGTTCTGGCGGTTATATAGGCCGCTTTTATTGTATCAGGTAGTCAGGACGGCCTGGTGTTAAAAGAACCCTAAAAAGGTGTTTAAATCGTCCTGACGTATATGACGATAATAGAGTCTTTTGCCCGCTTTGCCAATGAGCGAAAAAATGAGCAATAATAGAGAGGACGGACACTTGGACGGACACTTGGACGGACACTTGAGAAACGAAAAGTGCGTAATGGACGGACACTTGGGCGGACAAATCTGTGTAAGAATATACCTTATAATCATAGGAAACTAACCGAAAAGACCTTAAAAATGCACGAAAAACGGCTTATAAGTACCCCAAAATACACATCATTTTACGATAAATAGCCGCGTAATCGCCTGAATAGTAGTTAAAAAGCATTCAAAGGGCATTCAAAAAGCGTGTGTGCGGTATTGAAAAAGAGTCACGGAATCGAATTAGACGCCGTGACTCTTCACTATCTATGTGAAAAGTTACTACTCTATTGTGTGGAAGGTGATGGATGCCTTGACTATGGCGAGGGCGTGAATGCTTTCGAGCGGAATGTCTTTCGGCTGAAAGCGCTCGTTCTGGCTTACAAGACGAATGTGGTCCGGACGATCTGACTTCTGGACATATTTGACAACTGTAAAAGTGTCTCCGCCAGCATCGAATGAGAGAAGATAGATTTGTCCCCAAAGGATGCTGTCAAGAGTAAGTTCAAGTCTCTTGTAGATTATGATGTCACCGGACTTGAGGAGCGGAGTCATAGATTCTCCTCTGACGTAGATCGCACCATCAACCGGCGGAAGGTTCGGAACACGAAGGTAATCCTCCGGATTGATGTGGTTGTCGTTGAATATCGCCATCAGACCTGCGGTTGCACTCAAGTCATAGAGGGGAATATCCTGGACATCCAACTTTCGGTCAGTGCTCAAGGCAAATGTGTGAGCGGGCTTAACTTCTGAAGAAGATTTCAGCATCTCTCCCTCGCCAGTCATTAGCCAAATTGGATTAATATCTGGATATATTGATAGAGTTTTCTCTAACTTATCGGTGCCTATAGCACCGCCTGTCTTAAGTGTCTTATTAAAAGAGGCATTACTTAAGCCAATACTCTTTTCAAATGCAGCTATGGATATCTTTTTGTAATCCATATACTCCTTTATTCTCCCAACTATCTTTGACATATCTTCGAAAAAACTCTAAATAATTTTTGTATATTAGAGAAAACTCTATATATTTGCAAAAAGTTCAGCACTTGAACACTGTGCAAATATAGACAAAAACGACAAACTACAGATATTATGGGAAAATTTATCAAAACATCGGTAATGCTCCGCAAGCAGTTGGCAGACCAGTTCGACGTGTCAGTCAATTGGGTAAAAAAGGCATTATGCTTCAAATCTTATTCTAAGACAGCCGTAAAAATCAGGGAAGCCGCAATCGCTGCCGGCGGAGAGGAAATGGAAACAAGTTTCTGCCCTGACTGCACGACAGAGCATACTCAGAATGAAATCATCCAGAAGTTCAACAATGGAGTAGTGCTGACGATCAGCAAGAAGGACAGCAGTGCAGTGCTTATCCGCAAGGGTGAGGTTGTTAAGAAGTACCGCAATGTGACTTTTGACAAATGGGGATTTCTGGTGGAGCAGGCAAGTTTGATGGCGAATATAAGATAGGAGGGAGACACTATGAATACCGATATCATTTTCGAACTGATAAAAAGACTCGCTGATGAGTTAAAATCAGTGAAAGGTCTTACATACGAAGAAGGTAATAATCCAGTATTCGGAGAAGAGGTCATTTCTACTCAATTTCAAGCCTTGCCGAAGATCGATATTTCTGATAAATGTGAAAGGCACACAGAAACACCTTGTCCAGAATCTCCTTTCGATGTTCATCTTCGCCAATATATCTTATCCAAATTTCAAGACTTCGATTCACCTCTATGCAAGGAATCTCATAAGACTCAGGAATGTCAAAGTATTGAGACCTATATCGCACGCCTTGTTTTCGAAGATGGAGAAGAAATTGGGTTAGCTCTTTACAAAACTGATAGCGCTCATCCCCATTGTAGCAAATAAAACGGATAGTCATATAAAGAAAGTTAGTTTTTCGCTAAGATAATAAAAATTGAGGGTTCCGGATAACATACTCACAGTCACTTACACCGATCTCACTCGCAGCGACAACGGCGAGGCGGTAATGAGCAAAAGTAATTACGATAAGCTCAAATCACGCCACCGCATCAATGTCGTCGTGCGCGGCGGCGGTCTGGGCAAGGTCGCAGAGGTGGAGTGGATGAGCCTGCCGGACAGGTTCAAGGTGAAGTATGTCGCCAAGTACGGCGACCCGGAGGAAGCGCAGTTAAGACAAAACAGTATGATAACATTCGACGAGAAAGCACGCGTGTTCTTCGCGCAGTATGAACTCCCTGACGGCAGTCCTTTGAAGGAAGACAAGCAGCAGGAGTATATGGTGAACGCGTCAGTTCTCAACAAGATGCTGGAGATGGAAACGATGCAGCGCCGCCAGAGGGCACAGAGGGGAAACCGCACTCCGGTGTCGTGGGAGAACATCGTGGCTCAGTGCGAGCAGCTCCGCGAGAACTACGGTCACACTCTTCCGAAGAATTCCGCAAGACTTCGCGAGAAGATGCGCCAGTACAGCCGCGAGGGTTATGAGTGCCTGGTGAGCGGCAAGCTGGGCAATGCCAACACAACGAAGATCACCGGTGAGGTGGCAGAATGGCTGCTTGCCCACAAGACTTCCGTAAATCCTGTCTATACCGTGGCGCAACTGCTCGACCTCTACAACAGCACGGCTGCGGAGAAAGGCTGGAAAGCCATCAAGTCCGCCCAGACTCTCATCGAGTTCTTCGAGCGTCCTGACATCAAGCCTCAGTGGTATGCCGTGGAGCAGGGAGCGCAGAGGGCAAACAACCTCTTCCTGCGTCAGAACAGGACAGTGATGGCAAGCTGCCGTGATGCTCTGTGGTACATTGACGGAACGAAAGTGAACCTCTATTTCAAGTATTGGGACGAAAAGAGCCGCAGGACTAAGGTGGGCACCACGAGCTGCATCTATGTGATGGATGCCCACAGTGAAGTATTCGTCGGCTGGTATATGTGCGAGAACGAGACCTTCCACACCACATACGAGGCTCTGAGGAACGCGTTCGAGAGAACAGGCTTTATGCCTTATGAACTCGTTTCCGACAATCAGGCCGGCTTCACATCGAAGGCAGCGCTGCGGTGGAGAGCTAAACTTGAGACCATCTCCCACACCACGACTCCGGAGAACGGTAAGTCCAAGACGATTGAGTCGGCATTCGGACGGTTCCAAGCGGAGGTTCTCCACAGACATATCAACTACACCGGCGGAAACATCACGGCGAAGAGCGCGAAGACTAAGGTGGACGTGGCGAAAATCATCCAGAACGTGGAAGCGCTTCCGACCTATGAAGAAGTCCGCGCCCAGAACGAGGCTGACATCAATACCTGGAACAGTCTTCCTCATCCGAAGTTCGCAGGCAAGAGCAGAATGGACGTATATCGCTCATCCGTCAATCCTCAGGCAATCGCACTGACGGATATCATCAGGGAGAAGGTGTTCTACATCGCCACGGAGAAGGCTTCGACGTTCAGGGCGAGCGGCATAGAGGTGACGCTTAACGGAGAGAAGAGGGCTTATGAGGTATTCTGTGCTCCGAATACTCCGGACTTGGAATGGAGACGGAAGAACACCGGACGGGAGTTTGTCGTAGAGTACGACCCTCACGACCTTTCAAGGGTGCGCCTGTGCACCGACGACCCGAAATACGGGCTTCAGTTCAATACCTGGGCAGAGCCTTATATGATGATTCACCGTGCGATGCAAGACCAGGTAGAGGGTGAGCGCTCATCCATCATATCGGCGCTTAACGCCAACAAGAAGGAGATTGTCCGACGAGACCTTCAGATACGTGCCCTTCAGATGAAATACGGAGTGGGTTACGAGAGTGCCGGTTACAATGCACCTCACCCTCAGGGCGTAAGCAGGACGGAGTATCTGAGGTTTGCGGAGGAGATAAGGGCAGAGGAACAGGCTGAAGAGAGGAGTGAAGAGCAGGTTCGCGAGTCTCTTCCGGATTCAGTGGGACAGGTGCAAAAGGCGCAGAGCAATTTCGACATCATCGAGGCGCTGAACAGACTGTAAGATTTCCGGCATAGCTCAATGGATGAAGAGCGGCGGATGTGACCTTGACGGAATGGGCACACATCCAGGCGACGGAGGTTCGATTCCTCCCGCCGGACCAAGACAAACAAACACATAAACATTATGGCAAAGTTAAATGACACACAGAAAAGGGAAATCAGTGAGAATCTGAGAACCTATGTAGGCCGTTACGCTTCGCAGAACAAGGCGGCCAATTCACTCAAGGGCGTATCAAGCGCGACCGTCAGCAGCATTCTCAACTGCAACTGGGCGCTCATCAGCGATGAGATGTGGATGAAGGTGCAGTCGCAGATCAGCACATCCAGAGGCTGGCAGTTATATGAGACAGTGGCTCATCAGAGCCTGATGCTCTATTTCCTCGACTCTCAGGAGGAGAGCAATGTGGTGTGGATTACCGGTCCGGCAGGAATCGGAAAGAGCACGGCGGCAGCACAGTATGCGGAATCGCACAGGAACGTCTTCCTGCTCACTTGCAGCAGTGATATGACCAAGGCTGACTTTGTCGGTGAACTGGCATCCAAGATTGGCATCAGAACCCACGGGATGACTGTACGCGAGACCCTGAGGTCCATATTCAGCGAGCTGGTGAAGATGGAGAATCCTCTGCTCATCTTCGATGAGGGCGACAAGCTGGCGGACAGCGTGCTCTATTACTATGTGTCGTTGTACAATGCGCTTGAGGACAAGTGCGGTATGGTCTTCCTTTCGACGAACTATATGGAGGAGAGGATGAGACGTGGCGTCACGAGGGGACGCAAGGGCTATGACGAACTTGAGAGCCGTATCTGCCGCAGGTTCGTTCCGCTCAATCTTGTGAGCGCCGCAGAGGTGGAAGGTATCTGCATCGCCAACGGAGTGACAGACAAGAGTGCCATCAGGAATGTGGTCGCAGAGGCACACAGTTGTGGCAATGACCTGCGCCGCGTGAAGAAGTCCGTGCACAAGGAGCTTCGCAAGAAGGCTGTTCAAGAGGAATTTGAAAGGTAGTAAAACATTGTTCAAACGACATTCAGATGGGACGTTCACTCACAGCTAAAGAGATTCTGGGCATACGCCGCAAGGCCATCACCCTTGAGGGAGAGTGGGGCAGGTGCATCGGTACGATGGACCGTTCCGGAGTGGTTTTCTTCTGGGGTAATTCGGGCAACGGCAAGTCTGCGGCAGTCATCTCCCTGTGCAAGGAACTGACCAGATTCGGCAAGGTGCTTTTCATCACGCTTGAGGAGGGATTCTCCCTCTCTTTCCAGAACACTCTGAAGAGGTTCGATATGTACTCTTGCGGGAGCAAGTTCCAGGTACTGGAGTCTGCCACTCCGGGTGAGCTTGTCGAGAGACTGGCGAAGCCCAGAAGCGCCGAGTTCATCGTCATTGACTCTTACCAGTATATGGGAATGAACTACAGGGAGTATCTGGAGTTCAAGAGCAAACTGAAGAACAAGCTGCTGATATTCGTCTCCCACGCTGACGGCAGGCAGCCTTCCGGAAGGGCGGCAAGGTCGGTGAAGTATGACGCGATGCTGAAGATATGGGTAGAGGGGTTTGTGGCGTTCAGCAACGGACGATTCATCGGGGAGACGGGCAAGGCGGTAATCTGGAAGGAGGGAGCGTGGAATTATTGGAATACTAAGACTAAGGAATCAAATGAGTTCTATTATGAAAGCGATGGAAAAACAGACAAAGAAGAATGATTATTCGCGGTTTTATGCTCTTCTGAAGCAGAATCCGATGCTTGAGAAAGAGGAAATCGTGAGCCAGTTCACTAATGGCCGCACGACCCACGTCTCACAGATGAGCCGTCAGGAGTTCATCCGGATGTGCGACGCTTTGCAGTATGGCAGCCCCACAGAGCAGAGGGCTCGCGAGTTGTCCCTGAAGAGGGCAAGGAGTGCGGCGCTGCTGCGTATCGGAAGGCTCGGTATCAAGACGATTGACAACTGGGACGGCATCAATGCTTTCGTGTCGAGTCCGAAGATAGCAGGCAAGAAGTTCTACGATATGAGTGTGGATGAGCTCAACTCTCTGGTGCGCAAGCTGGAGTCCATCATCCGGAGGGGAGGCCTGAAGAGTTTGGAGGAAGATGAACGGAAGAACGGTAAGAGGATGGAGGCGGCGGTTAAGTCATCGGCCGCGATGAATACGATGGCATTGGCACTGACAGAGGCTAAAATCGTGCAGTCACAGAGAAGCCGGACATCAAGAGAGAGGATGAATTGATATGAAATGGTATTGGTACATTCCGTTCGTGTCCCGGATTATGGACAGGCGGTGGGAGCGCAAGTGTTGCGCTGCGATGAAAAGGGAATATTCAATGTTTAAACAATTCTAATAACAAACGTATTATGGAAGAAAACACGACAATGGCCGTTGAAATGACGGCGGATGAGTTTGCCAAGTTCAAGGCATTTCAGCAGAAGGTGCTCGAAGAGCAGCGCCAGGCCGCAGAGAAGAAGATGCGGGAGAACTACAGGGAGATGGTGGATGATGCCATCGAGTCTATGATGCCCAACCTGAAGTCAATTTCGGAGAGTCTTGCGACGTACAAGAAGAAGGTCTTCGATGAGTTCAAGGCGGTCATCGACATCAAGGAGGAGATGTTCAAGCTCAACAACAAGGAGCTGGACAACCAGTCCCATACATTCACGAACACGGCAGGCACCAAGAGGATTGTCCTCGGCAATTACGTGACTGATGGTTATCTCGACACGGCTGACGACGGTATCGCCAAGGTTAAGGCTTACATCGGTTCGCTTGCCAAGGATGAGGATTCAAAGGCTCTCGTGTCAATGGTGATGCGTCTGCTTGCCAAGGATGCGAAGGGCACCCTGAAGGCTTCGAGAATCATCCAGCTGCGCAAGATGGCGGAGGAGTCCGGCTCTGCGGATTTTATTGACGGCGTGCGTATCATCGAGGATGCTTATCAGCCGCAGGTGTCCAGGACGTTCCTCAAGGCTTACACAAGGAACAAGGAGACTGGAGCGTGGGAGCAGATTCCACTCGGAATGACAGAAGCATAGGAGGTGAGGATATGGTAACATTGACAGAAGAGGAGAAGAGGTGTCTGAAGGATCACCTTGAGAAGAATCTGAGGAATGCGGCTGACGACATTCGTCACCTGGTGAGTCTGAACAATTCGAGAGAGCCGGAACTGCGGGTGGACACATTGACCTCAAGTTTCATCGATGATGGCGGATTTATAGTCGTCTGCGGCTCGGCTCACCGGATGGCGGAGAATTTCAAGGCGTTTTTCACGGAGAGACCGGAGTTCAGGGCGGTGGTCGATGAGGTGTTGAGAGATATGTATAAAGTTGTTGACAGATAATCTATCGAATCAAAATGGGAAAGAAAGGAAGAAACAGACGCCTGATTGAGGCGAGGAACAGGAAGATAGCCCAAAGGTATTACTATTGGACCGAGGTCAAGAGACTCCGGTTCGATGATGCCGTGAAGGAACTTTCGGAGAACGAGTTCTTCCTTTCCGAATTTATGATTTGGCAGATTTTGAAGAAGACATCGACTCCGAATACTCCGACGGAATATACGCCGAAGAGGCAGCATCAGAGCAGGTCTTCAGATGACCAGCTCAGTCTTTTCCCGGAAGAGGAGAAACCTTGATCTTCAGACCTTTCTTCGTCGTGTCCGGAGAGTACATTTCCGTCACTTCGAGAGTATAGGAAGATTCGTAAACCTTTATCCCGTGGTTCGCAGTGAAGAACCTTGAGGATGTCCTTATGAGAGCTGAACCGCAGCCGATGCAATGACCTTGCAGAAGCCGGTGCAGCTCTCTTCTTTTTTCCTCCCGAGAGAGAATCTTATCTGTGGTGCCGGAGTTGTAGTGGGTGTCGTCGTAGCAGTCAATGCAGAGACGGACGGTGACGGTGCAGAGCCCCTTTTGCGACAATCCGCCGATGTTTTCCCAGTAAGTCTCCGGCGCGTCGATGAGCACTGCCGGAAAGACGAGTGGATAGGATTCCCTGTTGTCGTCGAGCATTTCAAGCTGGCCATAGTCTTCATCCACTGTGCGGATGTCCGGCATATTGCTGCCGATGAGTTCTATGATGTCATTAAGAAGATGTTCCATTATTTCAGTTTTTTAACGTATTTCTCAAATTCATTGTTTATGATGTCGGAGACAATCTTGTCAACCTGAGGGGACGGGCCGAGGAAGCGTCTCTTCGGGATCTTGATTCTTCGTCCCGGCTTCTTCAATGCCATAGCCTTCCAGAACTCTGCTTCTTTCGGGATTTCATTTTTCTTGCCCTGTTTCTTTCCTCCTCCGGATTCATAGTATTTCGCCCAGAAGAATTTCTTCATCTTGGCTGTCACCCTTGCCTCCGCGCCTTCGTTATGGTAGGCGGCGTAAGATTCGGTGTTCCGGATGGTGACCTGTGCGTTTCCCGGCACATAGTCGGTGCTGCTCATCAGATGGGTGGACTTGCTGAGGAGTGGGCCGTAAGAGCCGGATGCGCCTTTGAACGGCACGTCCTGTCTTTTGGTCCGCTTCCATTGGTCACCATAGAAGCCACCGCTGCGGAAGTTCTGCCGGACGGAAGACACGACCTCTTTGCCGACCTTTACAGGGACGACTCGCGAGCGAATGTGCATCAGGTCTTTAACTGCCTGCCTTACTTCATTTTCGATATTATTAGATGACATTTGGAAATGTAAAAAATGTTTTGTTATTTTGTAATCGGATGCGAGTGCTTAAAAGGCGCGATAACTTCAAGCTGCACCGTCCATATTGAGCCATAGAGAAATCTATGGCTTTAGTCTTTTAAGGGTTTCTATCAGTGTACCTTTGTCTAAGATTTCCTTAGTTATATCTACGGCTTTCCCATTCAATACAACATAACAATGCTCTATTAAGTTTTGTTCAAAATCAGAATATCTCCACTGAATATGGGTTGCAAGTCGCTTGTTATTTACACGTTGCATATGCAAATCAAGATCTATTACCACAGCTTTGCACCCTTGTTTTATTGCTCGGTTGAAGGAATTTGAAATTCCTTTTTCGCTTTGAATACCTTTACGGTCTGCGATCAGCCCGTTGATTATATATTCCGGGTTCTTTACGCCAACCGCATCAACGTGTTTGCGAATTACAGCTGTCATATTCGGAAAAGAATCAAGCAATGAACCGAGACATCTCTTATTCTCTACCAACTCGTTTTCATCAGCGCCTTTGCATATTTTCATTCGTTCACCATATTTCGGCTCAAACTCATATTCATTCGGCATTTCATTTTTTGCTTTCATATCCCGGATTGCTTGAGCACACGCCTGGCAAGTAGCGCAGTCTCTCTTGATGTTAAAGAATCCGTCCAGCCTGTTTCTGAATTTCTTGTTGAACTGACAGTTCCCGCAGTCTTTCGGGAAGTACGGGTGATCTTCGCTGAAGAGTTTGCCGGTGTCTCCGGGGTTGCCTTTCAGCCCACGGCTTGCGGTTTCCGTCTTGTCTTCAGTCACTCCGAGGTCATTGACCGGTTCATCTGTCTGCTCGCAGGTGCACTTGCATCCCCAGCGCTCTCCCGGATGATGGTGATCCCAAAACGGGTCATCTACAGGGAGGGTGAGTTTCTGCGTCCAGAAGCGGGCGTGAACCGGGTCGGGGTTTGCCGAGGTGGTAGGCATCCAGCGGAGGTTCGGATAGACGTCCTTCTCCGCCTCGAAGTGTTTCCAGTCGGCTGCTCGATGTGCACGGATGATGGCCGTGTTGTACTCGGTGTTCAGCCATTGGTCGCAGTATTTGCCGGTGAGCGGTTCGACATCCTTGCGGAACTGATGGAAAGACTTGAGTTGTCCCTTGGCATCGGTCATTTGTCTGGCGATGGCGTTCTGCATATTGTGTGTCCTGAATGCTGCGAATACTTCGTTGTTGTGCCTTATCTCCTCAAGGAATCTGTCAGTGATGGCCTTTTCGTCATAAGCTTCGGAGATGCCTCTTGCAGCGGCACGGTTGAAGACTCTCAAGGTCTCCCGGAAGAAGTCTCTCTGGATGTCGTTCTTGACGTCGAATCCGTTGAAGATTTCTTCCAGTCCCCGTGTCAGTGCTTCCGGACTGAATGTGATGTGATGTTCTGCGGAGTTGGTGAAACCGCCGCATCGCTCGCACGTGTCGGCATAGAGGGAGTCGACCTGTGCGATGAAGGACTCATCTACAGTGCCCCTCCTTCCGGGGCTAAACCGAAAAAATTCTTCAGTCGGTTGGTAATCTGTCCCGTTTCCTCTTCTTCCCGCTTTGGAGGGTTGTTGAGACGTTCTGCCGTGAGTTGTTCCAGCTGAGCCCGCATCTCCTCCTGGCGAGCCTTTTCCGCCGCTTTCTGAGCCTTTATCTCATCGTAGGCCTCGGGCTTCTCGATGTTGAAAGTCTCGTACAGGTAGTCGTCGGAGATTGGTAGTCCCATAGCATTGAGTTTCTCGACGATTGCAATCTGGGCGGTGGTGTCGATGTTTTTCGACTCGACGTAAGTGAACTTGCCGCCACGGACATTGAAGCCAAGGCTCTCGAAGATCTCGGTCATCTCGTAGTTCAGGACATTGAGGATGAACTGACGGTCTTTCTTCTGCTTCTTGTTCTCCTCTTCGGCGTGGACGTTTCCGAGTGCCTCGCTGCCTGTGCTCTGTGCTGCGGTGGTGAGGGTGTTGCCGAGGACGGCAATGGACATCTCTATGTTGCAGGTCTCGTTGAAGGCCTTGAATAGTTCGGAGCTGCCTTGCTTGGTGGCGGAGTCGATGATATTGAGGTTGCTGTCCTTAGGGTGGATATATACGGCGTTGGCTCCCTGCCTGCGGGCATCGCGGATGAGTCTCTGACGGGTCTCCTCGTCTCCGGCATCGTAGGTGTACTCACGGATAGGAATGCCGAAGATTTGGCAGTAGTTCGCCCAATCTCCGAAGTTGCCTCTCTTGTAGAGCACCATCGGGACTATCTTCGCCATCAGTCCGAGGTCGCGGTCTCCCTTGCCCACATAGAGGATGTTGTCGAAGTTCTCAAGCGGTTCGCCTGTGCTGTCGTACTCGTAGCGGAGGATTTCTCTCCGGACGGGGTCGAAATGCTTGTAAGGGACTTTGTAGTAGCTTATCCATTCGCCGTCCTTGACGAACTGGAAGAGTCCGTAACCGTAGAATTTGGTCATCAGGATGTCCTCGACAAAGTCGGAGAACCACGGAGCCTGTATCTGCTCGTTGATGATGTCATCCGGCTTGCCGTTGCGGCGGAACTCGATAGGGACGAGCGACACTCCGTCCTTGCGCTTGTCGATGAGCCCGGACAGGTGCAGGTCCATCATCGCCGACTCGTACATATCATAGAGGCGTGCACGGTTGTAGCAGTCGATTGCAGCGGCGCTGTTGTACGCCTGCATAAATTTGTTTATGTCGAAATGGAAGACTTCCGGCGACTGGAGTATGATGTCAAGCCGTCTTCTCTCTTCCGGTAAATTGCTGGTCTGTGTGATGCCGCCTTCATAGATGCGGCCCTTTCCTCCTTTTTTGGATTTGCGTGCCATATAGAGCTATTTAAATGGTGTTTGAACGGTGATTATAGATAAGTCCCACGGTGGGCATTACTGCTTATCTGCCAAGGGTTGCTGCTGTCCTCTTCGCTCTTGCGCGGAGCTCCGTCGATAGTGACGAGACCTTTAGCGACTTCTTTCATCCAGGTGACGGCTCTCTCGTAGCGGTCTTTCCTGATTTCCGAAATCTTATACGGGTTATGGATGCAGAAGATATGATATACCGCGATGTCGAGGCACATCATAAGGATGAGAGGGTGCCTGTCCGTTCCTCTTGCGGCGAAGATGGCTTCCGTGTCGTAGAACTTCGACAGGTAGGACTTCATTTCGGAGACCGCCCGGTCTTCGCATATTTCTATGAGTATGGGGTCTGACTGCGCGTCGCCTTTTAGCAGCGAGTCAAGTATCTCCCTGTGGATGGATGCGTCATAGTCGCGCATTTCGATAAAATTGTCCATATCAGAGTCTGTTGTTGTTTGATGAAACTGAATTAAAATCAATGGTGTCGATGACCGCCTTGCAGCTGCGCATCTTTTCGTCGATGATGACGATCGCGCTCTCGATGCAGTCGGGACCGTCGGCTGGATAAGGCAGTGAGAGATCGAAGAGGGTGAACTGGTCTCGGAGTTCTTTCATATTTGGATTGTCCTCCAGGTCTTCATTGAAGATCCAGCGTCCCTCTCTGTCTATGGGTTCAAGGCGTGCCTCGATACGTGTGGCCTTGTCGGCTTTCTTGCGGTCGTCTCCGATGAGGTGGAGAGTGAATGGTTTGGTGCCGTTCTTCTCTCTGACTATCGGCTTGATGACCTGCTCGAAGAACGGGTCCTGAAGACTGTTGTTTTCCTGGTAGCAATAGACTGTCGTCTGCATCCCTATCCGCTCAAGCAGTGTGTAATACCAATCGACGTAATTGGCGTTCGTCTCGCGGGCGCAGAAACCGTCGATGATGTAGTATGTCCCTTTGTATTGCCCCACGGCCCACACGGCTTTGTAGGAGTTGCTCTTGTCCTTTTTGTTGGAGTAGGACGGGTCGCCGTAGATGACGATGAACTTGAACTTCTTCAGTGACGGGACTTTGCCGAAAGGCAGATTCGTGAAGACCTTTCCCTCGCAGATGGGATTGTTGTTGTACTCGCCCTCGTATGTCTTCTTGGAGACGGAACTGCGGATTCGTTCAATCTTCTCCGGCGTGTTCTTCTGTGGCCAGGTGCTGTTGCCGTCCTTGTCGGTGAGGTTGATGATGTCCCAGTGGTCGGCCATCTTGCCGGCGCGTCCGACACAGGTGTCTTTCGCGATGATGTTGCCGGCCCAGAGCACAAGTGTAGGCTCGGATACCGAACGGGTCGGATAGTATGCCTTCTCCCACCAGTCCCACTTCTTGTCGAGGACGGACGGATTGCGGCAGTCCTGATCTGTGTCGTAGTCGTCGGTGAGCAGGATGTCCGGGCGCACGTTCTCATTCCTGCTGCCTCGCGGTGCCTGTCCTGCGCCTACGGCGGTGAATGAGACTCCGTTCTTCAGGACGAAGTGTTCGTCTGTCCAGTCGCCAAGGTTCACCTGGTCTCCATAGAAAGCCTTCAGACGTCCGTTGGCCTCGAAATTGGCGAGGTACGGCTTGAGGAGTTTCTTCGCGGCATCCCCAGTGGCGGCTGCGAGCATCACGTTCTTCTTCTGTCCTGTAAGAACGAGATACATCACGCAGAACATCACGATGGTACTCTTCGCGAGCTCACGAGACCACGAGAGGACTTCGTACCACTCCGGATTGCCGAGTATGCGCTTGATGGCCCTTATCTGGAAGGGTGCGAACTCATATTTCGTGTATTTGGGAAAGAAGTATTTTATCCATTCTATAGGGCGTGCCTCCAGATAGGTCTTTTTCTTCTGGATCTCCGCTTCGGAAAGCGTTTCGACGGGGGTGGAGTTGCGGATATCCGCCTTATAGTCCGCCCATTCCTTGAGTTTGAGTTTGTCTTCCTGTTTCATATCACAGCTGCTCTTTCAGGAACGCATCCCATAGATTTACGAAATCGATTGCCTTCTCCATATTCACAGGACGCAGCCATTCGGCGAAGCGTATGCCTGCGCTCACGAGATCGGAGATGCCTGTGTCCATCTCCAGTTTCTTAATGGCTGCGGAGAGTTTGGAGAGCGTGTCCGCCTGTGCCGGTGTGGCATAGCGTGTCCCCGGGTCGTTCTGACGTATGCACCTGTTGATTTCCTCTACCTGGGAATACATTCCCTTGAGCAGATGTTCACGGCTCACGGTCATTCCTGCCTTGAGTTCGTCCCATTGCCCTTCCTTGCACCATTTCGATATCGTCTGCCTGGTACTGCCGACTTTCGCCGCCACTTCCTCGAAGGTGTATTGGCCGAGAGTATAGATGTCCTTTGCCAGGGCTTTCTTCTTGTCATTTGTCAATGCTGCCATATATCCTATGTTTTTCGGCAAATATGCCCCTTTTAACAGCCGTTTGAAAATTTTAATTTTATGATAGTCAATATTTTTGACTGTCATAGTCGATATTTTCGAGTATGGCAAAACGCCGATTTTGCGGTGTGCCAAATGAGGGTCATATTTGCGGAAAACGAATCAGTATGACCAAGAAATTTTTCAACATAATACCTTCTGAAGGTGAGTCCGCCTGCCTCCTCCTTTATGGACCGGTGGGAGAGGACCAGAAGGTGAGCCCGGCACAGGTGGTGACGGAACTGATGGAACTCCAGAGGGTCTATCGGAAGATTGACATAAGGATCAATTCCGTGGGCGGAGAGGTCTTCGCCGGCATAGCGATATTCAATGCCCTCACGGCATCGAAGGCGGACATAACCATATACATTGACGGCATCGCCGCATCCATCGCCGCCATCATCGCGCTGTGCGGCAAGCCTCTCTATATGTCCAATCACGCGAGACTGATGCTTCATCGTGTCCGTGGCGGAGAGTGCGGCACGGCTGATGAACTGCGTGCTTCCGCTTCGACTATGGAGAGGCTGGAGAACACCCTTGCAGAGATGATTGCCGCCAAATGCAAGTGCTCTGCGGAGGAGGTGTCGGCGAAATACTTCGACGGAGTGGACCATTGGTTCACGGCTGCCGAAGCGAAGGAACTCGGACTCATCGAGGGAATCTATGACATCGATGACGACAACGCACCGGGTGCGGATGCGACGAATGATGATATCTACAAATTTTTCACAAACAGGCTTGCCGGTAACGGTTGGCCACTAATCAACAATAAAAATATGGCTTTCATTGACGATTTGAAGGCAAGGCCTTCATTCAAGAACGCGACAACTGAAGAGCAGCTGATGGCAGAGATTGCACGTCTCGAAAATTCAGCGGCGAAAGTCAGTGCCCTGGAAGGCAAGGTCGCGGAACTCACTGCCCAGATTGCGGAATCCCGCAAGGCGGCACACACTGCACTTCTTGACCAGGCGGTCACTGAAGGTAAAATCACCGAGGCTCAGAAGCCCGCATTCCTCTCGCTTCTCGATACGGACGAGGAGAACGCCAAGTCCATCCTCAGTTCCCTTCCGCTTCGCAAGGCCGGCAAGCAGGTCGAGCAGTTCATTGACCAGCACGGAGACAAGAAAAGCGACATCCTCTCTATGAGCTGGGATGAGATTGACAAGGCAAACCGCCTCGCCGAACTCAAGAGCAATTATCCGGAAGTCTATCAGCAGAAGTTCGATGTGGCTTTCAAAAAGTAACGTTTAAAAACTGTATAAATTATGGCAATTCAGAAAGAAATCTGGAGCAGGGACATCGTCGAGGGACTCTTCCCTGATAACTCCTTCGCATCGAAAGCAATCAATGATGACGCGTTCGTCAATGAGGGCAAGAAGGTGCACGTACCTAATGCCGGAGCGCCTTCCGGAGTGAAGAAGAACCGCTCAAGTGTTCCGGCCACCGGCACCAAGCGCGTTGACACTGACGTCGAGTACCAGCTTGACGAATACACCACCGACCCGATCTGCATCCCTCACGCAGAAACCGTCGAACTCTCATACGACAAACGTCGTTCAGTAATCTCCCAGGACCGCGAGGAACTTCGCCGCAACGCACACGAAGGTTTGCTTGAGAACTGGGCTCCAAAGCAGGCTGGAGGCATTGTCTATACTTCAGGCGTAGCGAAGGATGCTCACCTTAACAAGGCAACCGGCAAACGCAAGGCTCTCACCACTGGTGACGTACTTGCACTGATGACCAAGTTTGATTCTGACGACATTCCGCAGGAGGGCCGCTATCTTCTGTTGGATGCAGTGATGTACTCCGAGCTTCTTGATTCAATGACCAATACCGATAAAATCGGATTTTTCCAGAAGGCGGACGTCGCCAAGGGAGTGGTGGGAGAATTGTACTCCTTCAAGGTAATGAAGCGCTCGACCGTCCTTCGTTACGCCGTGTCAGCAGGTGCCGCTACAGGGCTTGCTTCGACAGAAGCTGCCACTGACTGCGCTGCCAGTCTCGCTTGGCACGAGACCTCTGTTCGTCGTGCCCTCGGTGAAGTGAAAATCTTCGCAAAAGAGGACGACCCTACCTACTACGGAGACCTCTACAGCTTCCTTGTTCGTTGCGGAGGCTGCATCTCAAGGTCTGACAAGAAAGGCGTGTACGCCATCGTCGGCATTACGGCTGAATAAATCACCGGGCAGCCGGAACACGGCTGCCCATTAAACTTTTATAACAATGGCATTACCAAAAATCAAAGTGGCTTTCCGTAACGGGATGCTTGGCACGGTGACGACCGGAGAGGACGGGGTTCTCCTCCTCTGCGCGAAGGGAACTGCCGTTGCCAACACATTGAAGGCGGATAAGGCATATAAAATCTACAGGCTTTCAGGTCTTGAGGAACTTGGCGCGAAGGAGACGACTCACGCTGCTCTGTACAAGGCTGTGAAGCAGTTCTATACGGAGGCACCGGAGGGAACACCGCTTTATGTCGCCGTATATTCAGACGCTTCGATGTCTGCGTTCTGCGACAAGGACAGCGGCAAGCTCCGCTCGATTCTTCAGTCACTGAAGGGTGCTGTGCGCGGAGTCGTCATCCTGCATCCGGATGAAGACAAGGCCGGTACGGTGGAAACGGGTCTGTCGAAGGATGTGTTCACCGCTCTGCCTAAGGCTCAGAAGCTGGGCGAATGGACGGCGGAGGAACTCTATGCACCGGTGTTCATCGTCCTGGACGGCTATGCCTACACAGGAAACGCAACTGAACTGAAGGATGTTTCCAAAGAGACGTCGAACAGGGTGATGATTTTCCTCGGTTCGGATAGTGCGACGGAGAAGCATACTGCCGTCGGCTATATTGCGGGGCGTATTGCAAAGAGTCCTGTTCAGCGGAATATCGGCCGCGTGAAAGACGGCAGCATATCCGTGACGGAGCTCTATCTGGGCAGCAAGTCAGTGGAAGAGGCGATGGACGATGTCTCCGCCATCTACGAGAAAGGATATGTCACGCCTCGCGTGCACGTGGGCAGAAGCGGCTATTACTTCACCGATGACAGGCTTGTCGTCGCGGTGACTGACGACTATGCTCATCTTACTGCCAGAAGGACTATCGACAAGGTGCTGCGCATCGCTTACGACACCCTTCTGAACGGTCTTCTCGATGAGGTGGAACTGAATGATGACGGCACTATGCAGGAGCCAATCATCCGCAGCTGGGAGGCTGAGGTGGAGAAGGCTGTCAACGCATCGATGACGGCATCCGGTGAACTCGCCGCCGTCGACGGCTCCGGTGTGGAGTGCAGCATTGACGCTTCTCAGAATGTCCGTGCCACTTCAACTCTTGAGGTGACTGTGGCAGCACGTCCGTTCGGCTATCCGAGGACCATTGTGGCGAATCTTGGTTTCAAAGTAGAATAGGAGGTCAATATGTTCAACAGTAGAGAATATGAATGGGCAGACGTGAACGTCGTCATCGGCGGACGTATCGTCACCGGTATCCGCTCTGTCAAGTACAAGGAGAGCAAGGAGAAGGAAGTGCTCTACGGCAAGGGCAACAAGCCGCAGGGCATCCAGCACGGCAACTACTCATACGACGGAGAAGTGACCATCCTCCAGAGCGAACTTCAGGCGCTGGAGACTGCTGCAAAGGCAGCCGGTGTCGGCAGCATCCTTGAGCTCAGTATGGAGATAGTCGTGTCTTATGTCGATCCCGGCAAGGGAGGCGTCATCAGTACCGACATCCTTCACGGGGCTGAGTTCACAGAGAGCGAAAAAGGACTCGCACAGGGAGCGAAGTTTATGGAAATCACACTTCCGTTCATCTTCCTGAAGAAGTCAGGTATTTAGTGTCCGGGCCGGTCTTGCCGGCCTGGCATAATCAATTAACAAACAGGAATTATGTACACAATCAACGAAAGCAGAATAGCGGAACTGAAAGAAAAACACGGTTCAGTATATCTTATCAAGGTGGATGACAAGCAGGCTGTCTTCAAGAAGCCGAGCCGACAGGACCTTTCCTATGCCACGGCCGTTTCAAGCCAGGGCAAGGACGCGGTGAAACTCGCTGAGACAATCTTGAGAAGCACCTTTGTCGAAGGCGACAAGGAGATTCTCGACAATGACGAATACTTCTTCGGGGCTATGCCCGTAGCGATGGAGATGTTCGAGACCAAACAGGGTGAGATAAAAAAGTTATAGAGCTTGCGGACGGCAGGCTGGAGGCTAATTTCATAGGATACACGGACACGATGATGAGATATTACCTCCATTGCGATCCGGACAGGATGACGGATGAGGAGTGGGCGCAGACCTTTGCGCAGCTCGCTGACATCCGCAAGCGAGAATCAGATGCCAACAAAAAATGAAGCTTATTGATTTCATAATCAAGTTCGCCTCCCAGGGCGATGCGTCGGTAGTCAATGCCGCTTCCAAGATTCAGGGTTCCATTGAATCTGCGGAGAAGGCCGCCGACCGTCTCTCCACGACCGTAGGCGGTAAGCTGAAGCAGGCATTTATGAGTCTTCCGGGAGCGGAGTTTATCACCAATCCGATTGTCGCTATGACGGCGGGAATCGGAACGGTGTCAACTCTCGGTATGCAGGCGGAGAAGACCGCCAAATCGTTCGACGTGCTCGTGGGCTCGCAAGACAAGGCGGGCAAGATGCTCGATGAGATCAATGACTATGCGGACAATACGCTTTGGAGCCGAATGGATATGAGTGACGCCGCTCAGAGCCTGTTGGCATACAGCGTTCCGGCTGAGAAGGTCGTCAAGGATCTGAAGATGCTTGGTGACATATCGCTTGGAGACAAGAACAAGATGTCAACCCTCGCAACGGTGTTCGGCCAGATATCGACCGCCGGACGCCTGATGACTCAGGATTACAGGCAGTTGCTCAACGTCGGATTCAACCCATTGTATGACATCTCACAGATGACCGGCAAGAGTATGGCACAGTTGCAGGACGAGATGTCGAAGGGCACAATCACATTCGAGATGTTCGAGCAGGCAGTCATTCACGCCACGTCTGAAGGTGGGAAGTACAACAATATGATAGGTTCATTGGCCAGCACCACTTCCGGCAAATTCGAACAGGTGAAGGGAGCATTCATCGCTTCCCTTCTTGAGGTGTATAATCTTATCCAGCCTCTTGTAAGTGCCGTTTTATCGGGTTTGAACAGTGTTTTAACGGTGTTAAAAAACATCATCCCGCACATATCCAACCTTATACCTGTAATCGGAGGACTGGCTGCGGCAGTCGCTGCATACAACACTGTACAAATGATATCCAATGGCATTCTGAAAGGCCTGACGATTACTGAGGGCATTCACTATATGTGGCTGCTGTTGGTGGAGAAGGCTCAGTGGCTGCTGAATGCGGCGATGAGTGCCAATCCTATCGGCCTCGTAGTGGCTGCCATTGCAGCTCTTGTTGCCGGGCTCATTCTGGCGTGGAAGAAGTTTGATGGTTTCCGCGCTGCGGTGAAGGCTACCTGGGACACCATCAAGGGCTTCGGAGAGATACTGAAGAATTTCGTCATTGACAGGATTCAAGGTTTGCTCGCGGGCATTGGCAAAGTAGGTGAAGCCATCGGGAAACTCTTCAAGGGAGACTTCAGCGGAGCGTGGGAGTCGGCAAAGGAAGGTGTGAAAGGCATCTCCGGAGTCGAGGCCGCCAAAAAGGCGGCAAGCGCAAGCAAAAACCTGCTGGGAGGTTTCAAAGACACATACTCTTCACGTCTGGAGCAGGAGAAGTCAGGAGTTTCCAATCCTGGCATTGCCGGAATGATAGAGACTCCGAATATGAGTCCGTCTGCCTATGGCACAGGCACGACAAAAAGCGCCGAGTCCATAACGACCGGAGGCACCCGCAACACATCCATCAATATGACTATCACGAAACTCATCGAATCTTTCAACGTGTCAATGGAAACGGCCGAGGATACGAATGAACTACAGGATAGGGTGACAGAATGTATGAACAGGGCTCTCGAAATTGCCCTAAGCGCAGCACGATAGTATGAAAGCGGGAGATTACACTATAAACACATTCAATTTCAGAAAGATTCTGAATGCGGTTCTGAATCCGTATGTCATCATTCCGGAAATGAACACGACCTCCGTCAAGATGAATGACGGACTGGACTATAACTTTTCGTCAATGACGAAGGAGGAGGCCCTTGAAGTTCTCGCCGTCAACGCGCAAGGTATGCCGATGATGTTTCCGCTCGACCTCCAGATGGACGGTGGCGACTGGTGGAGATTGCCGTATGAGCCATTGATAACAGTCACGGGAAAGAACACTATAGTCAAGAAGAAAGTGTCTAAGGGAGCCGTAAGAGGCTCCATCAAGGAGAGATGGTGCCAGGATGACTACAGCATCTCGATAGAGGGACTTCTTATGGGTAGCGACGGGCAGTATCCGAAGGAGGATGTGATGAAGCTTCGCCGCTTCTGCGAGGCAGCCAAACTGAAGGTGAGATGTCCTCTGTTCGAGGTGTTCTCCATCAGCCGTATAGTCATTGAGACATTCGATTTTCCGATGACCAGCGGTCCGCAGAATCAGGGATATAAAATCGGAGCACTCTCCGATGATATGTATAAACTGCTATTGAAGAAAGAAGACCTCAAAAAGATGTAGGTATGTTCACGCTGAAGTATGACATAGAGATTGGCGGCTATAAGGTCGGTGTCCTGGACGGTGTCGAGGTAAGGCGCAGCGTCGAGACATTGGCGGACAGTGCCGTCATCAAGCTGCCGGCGGCGGAGTACAATGCTGCGCTGGAGGTGGAAGACAAGATCCATCGTGGAGACACTGTACGCATCCGGCTCGGATATGAGGAGGTCGGAATGACGGAGGAGTTCTCCGGCTATGTGCAAAGGATAGGTACGGACAACGGCACCATTACCGTCGAGTGTGAAGACAACCTCTACAACTTCCGCAAGGAACTCAAGGACGCCCAGTACAAGGACATTTCCTTGCAGTCCCTGCTGAAGAAGGTGATTGCCGAAATCGGAGGAGGCTACACCATAAACTCAACCTATTCGTGGAGTTATTCGAAGTTCGTGGTGTCGTGCGCCACTGCTTATGATGTCCTGAAGAAGGTACAGGAAGAGTCAGGCTCGGACATCTACCTGGAGGGCAAGACTCTGCATATACACGCTCCGGGAGAGAAGATAGGCAAGGATGTACTGTATGATTTCTCTCAGAATGTACAGAAGTGCGACCTCAAGTATTGCAAGGCGGAAGACCGCAAGGTGAAGGTCGTCGTCAAAGCGCTTCTTCCGGACGGGAAGGTGAAAGAGATTGAGACCGGCTCTACAGGCGGAACGAAGATAGAGGTCAAGTGTGCCGCCAATGACGACAAGTCGATGAAGGAGCGCGGCAATGCCGAGGTGAAGCGCAGAAGCTTCGACGGATACGAGGGCAGCATAACGACCTGGCTGTTTCCTGTGGCACTGCCTGGAGACAGTGCACAGCTGCACGACAAGGACTATGACTACAAGGACGGCAAATACTTCGTGAAGGCAGTGACAACGACATTCGACAGCACCGGAGCAAGCCGTAAAGTTGAACTTGGATTCAGATTGAGTTGATATGGCAGGAGAAGCAAGACTGGCGAAGAATATCCGCGACATCGCAGGAAATTCGCAGATTGCCATCTACCAGGGAATAGTCTCGAAGGTGGATGGTTCATCCTGTACGATAAAGTTCGGCAGGCAGGAGATTACGGATGTGAGGCTGCGGGCATCATTGTCAAAGAATGACAAGCAGATACTCATCGTGCCTCGCGAGGGAACGGCGGTAGTGGTCGGCTCCCTTTCCGGAGACCTTTCGGAACTGGTGGTCCTGAAGGTGGATGAAATTGAAAGCATCGAGGTTAACGGCGGCAAGCTCGGAGGCCTCATAAACATAGAAGATTTGACGAAGAAATTAAACAACCTTGTGAATGAAGTGAATGCGCTGAAGAATAAATTCAACACGCATACGCACACTGTGGCGACTACAGGCACATCAGCAGCTCAGAGCGGAACTGCGGCTCCTGTGACATCACCGGCGTCTGCGGCTTCGAAATTCGACAAGGCTGATTATGAAGACAAGACAATAACTCACTGATATGGCAGGATTGCAGCTCATAGATATGGATCTTGACATCAAGGTCGTGAAGGACTCTTCCGGGAAGATAGAGTCCGGATTGGTGTTGGCGGACACATTGTCACAGAACCAGGCACTCATTCTTCAGCTGCACAAGGGTGAACTGAAAGATGATGTCTCAGTGGGCGTCGGCATCGCCGATATGCTTCTTGATGACGATGTGCTTGGCTGGAGAAGCGAGATTCGGGAACAGATGGAAATGGATGGACAGACGGTTAACTCCGTGGAGATAACCTCTGACGGAATAGTGATAGATTCAAAATATTGACGGCTATGGACAAGAGGGTAACAAATGACAATTCGAGTGAACGACAGTTCATTCTTGCCGTATGCCTCATCTTTTTCGGATGTTCGCTGTTGCTTGCCGGCTTCATCGTAAGCCCTACGGGTGTCATTCACAACTCCGTGCTTGCAGCGTTCGGCGAAATCTGTACGATGGTCGGGGCTATACTTGGCATTAACTACGCCTCGCACAAAAAAGTCGAGAAGATAAGAGAGGATTTGTATGACCAAATAATGAAAGGAGAGAAAAAAGATGAAAATTCTGATTGATAACGGCCACGGCATCGAGACGCCTGGCAAACGCTCACCTGACGGGATTCTCAGGGAGTACAGGTATAATCGTGAAATAGCAGCTGTTCTCGTCCATCAGCTCCGCGAAAGAGGGTACGATGCGGATCTGCTCGTGCCTGAAGATGAGGACATCCCTCTCACCGTTCGTGCCAGGAGAGTGAACAGGATGTGCGAGACGCTCGGAAAAGACAATGTGCTGCTTGTTTCCATCCATTGCAACGCTGCGCCTCCGGATGATGGAGGGTGGCACAATGCAAGAGGTTGGAGTGCCTACACTACGGAGGGGTTTACCGAGTCGGATGTCTTTGCCGATTATCTTTATGCTGCGGCAGAAAAAGTCTTTACCTCAGAGAAAGGATTAACAATCCGAAAGTATAGGGAGGTGCAATTCGAGAAAGACTGGGAAGAGCAGTTTTATATCCTCAGAAAGACTTTGTGTCCGGCTGTGCTCACCGAGAACTTCTTCCAGGACAACAAGGCGGATGTCAAGTATATGCTCTCGGCTGCCGGAAGGAAAGACATCGTGAGTGTCCACCTTACAGGTATCGAGAATTATCTGAAGAACAGAAAGAGATGAAACGTTTGTTTACCATAATGCTTGTTTGTTTGGCAGCCGTTTCCTGCGGCACGGCATCGAAAGTGTCGCAGGAACAGACGGCTCAGTCAACGGTTGCGGTGGTTGACAGCTTGAGGCTCCGGAGAGAGATTCAATCAGCACTGGAGGAGACGATCATCGCGAACCTCACATTGGAAAAGGCAGAATCACTTGAGATGGTTACAGAACGATTCTCCACTCCGGACAGCACAGGTGCGACGCATCTTCAGGAGAAGACGACAGTCAGGTATAAAGGTGAAGCAAAAGGATACAAGACGACCTCAGTGGAAAAGGCTGTGAGCGCCTCAGAGAGTGTCGTGAAGGACAGCATATCAACCGGCGAAACCAAGTCTGATTATCACGAGGTGATTTCAAGCGAAGAAGCGCCTGCCAAGACTTCCCGTACTCCGTGGATTGTCAGAGTTCTGGGGTGGATTGGAGGATTCACCGTCGTGTTCCTGGTGTTATGGGTTCTCAGAAAATTCAGAGTAATATGAAAGTGACAGCAATGAACGGACAGACGCTTGCCGATATAGCAGTGCAGGTGTATGGAACAATAGAGGCAATGCCTGTCATTGCCAATGCCAACGGCATCTCGATGTCTGATGACCTGGCGACAGGGCAGATAATCGAGTGTCCGGATAAGGTCTTCGACCAATACCTTCAGGACTATGTCCGAAACAATAATATCAAACCTGCGACAAAACAATGACACGAACAATATCAGATATCAAAAGAAGTATGACCGACCAGTTTATGGCAGAGCCGGTCATACGGGAGAAATACGGCTTGAGTGCGAATGACTCGTTTGATGAGAAGTTTTCCAAGGTCAGTCTTGAGAATATATACTTCTTCATCGTGGCAGCTGCCATATTCGCTCTTGAAGCCATTTTCGAGCAGTTCAAGGCAGATGTGGACAATCGGATTGCTGAAGCAGTGCTTGCGTCCATTCCTTGGTATCACAAGGTATGTATGGACTTCCAGTATGGTGACGAACTGGTCTATGATGAGAAGACCAAGACCTTCGGGTATGCTGAAGTGAACGAGAGCAAGAAGCTCATCAAGTACGCAGCTGTCAGGGAGAATGCTTCAGGAATCAATATCCTTGTGTCCGGCGATGAAAATGGAGTCCCTAAAGCCCTTTCAGATGATGTTTTAACGGTGTTCAAGACGTATTTGAACAAGCGGAAGCCTGCCGGAGTACTCTTTCAGGTGTACAGCTATGACCCTGACTTGATTCAGCTGGATTTGACGGTGCAATATGATCCTATGCTGCTGAATGCGGACGGCTCGATAATCGGGGACACGGCCAAGTTTCCGATAGAGAGCGCCGTGAAAGAATACCTGTCAGGCATTGTATATGGCGGCACCTTCAACAAGACTAAACTCGTCGATGCGGTCCAGGGCGCCACTGGCGTCGTCGATGTCGTTTTAGGTGACGTGCGCACAAAACCGATGACCAGGTCGGAGTTCCTCTTGGCGCAAGGAAATAATGTGGTGTCGGTGAGTGGTGCTTTCGCTGTGGATTCACTTAAAAATACGATAAGTTATGTTCAAGAACTTTAACATACAGGCCTTTTGCCTGAAACTGCTCCCTCCAATCCTCAGAAAGGATAGGATTCGGGCATTCCTCCGGGTCCTGCTTTCTCCACTTGAAAGCATCCTCGCCCGGTTCCGAAATGTCGTGGTGGATACGGATGTACGTTTGTCGCACAATTCTTTCACGATATATCTTGAAAAATTTCTCAACGACCTTCTCGATGCCACAGAAAGAAGAATATATATAGCAGATATCATCGATGATTTCTCAGTGTATCTGTCAATGAAAGATGAAGCTGCCATATATGAAGATTCTATGACGCTGAAAGCGGAAGACTTGGATACGCTGATTGTCCCATCGGAGAAACCAGACAAATTGACGGGGCGCTTCGGCGTTTATATACCCAAAGAACTTGATTCGGAGATCAATCGAAGGCTCATCAAACAATGGGTCGATTATTATAAAATGGCAGGAACCAATTATTCGATAGAAACGTATGGATAGATTTTTAATTTTCGAAGGACGTCAGCCTATATGGCTCGATGACTTCAATTTTATGCAGGATGCCGTTGAATCGGACATCAAGAAATTGGTGGACTCTCTTTTGGAGGCACTGGACTATGATGGAACTTCGGCCGTCATTTTGTCCGGATGTAAAACACCGAGTGAATACACAGCTACATCAACCTATACCGAAGGTGTAATATATTCAAATGGAAAGCTCTTCAAAGTCAAACAGTCAACCGTGAGTAATAGGAATAATCTACCAGGTTCATATCTGACATTCACAGTAAATAAAGAATATGATACTGCTGGGGATCGTACTATGATTGACTCAGGGGAAGAAAAGTCTTGTTATGAGAAACCGGTCGCAGCGCTTACGAGGACGAACTCTGGGCCTCACCTTGTGCGTCTGACGAATCTTATCAGACGCAAATATGGCGAAAAGTTATTGTACGAAGGCACCCTGGACGGATTTAAGTTTCGCTTGGTTCGAAAAGATGAAACCTATTTTCTCTCCGGAAGATTCGCTACGGAAGGAGGCCCATTTACCAAAACATTTACTGTTGTCGACGAGGAGATGCGTCAGGAAGTAAGGTTTTTAATTCCTGAACAATTCCTCTCATCGGGAGAGACGATCGGTATAGCAGGTTATCGCTCGAACAGCGGACAAGGCTCAGCAGTTGTCTATGTCACAGTCAAGCCTGGCACTGCGGAGAATGCGGTGGATGTTACGGTATCTATACCATCGACACTGCCGGAAGCTGCACAAGGTTCTTTTTCTATGATTCTTAAAACGCGGATCTGATGGAAGCAATAAGAATTGGAAATGACATTGTGGTAAGGTGGGATATCTTCCGCAATGGTGCTCCGGCAGAGCTGGAGAAGATAGATGATTTGGCCATCGTGCTTTCTTGCAGAGGAGAGCAGAGACGAATCACTGACTACCTGATTGAGGACAATACATTGGTCTTCACTTTCTATGGCCGCGATCAGAAGAAGACGGGAGCCTATACATTGACCTACATCGAGAACGAATCCCGCTCCGGAATGTACACAAGAGATGAAGTGGATGCGTTCATCCTTGTGGACTCATCTGCTAAAGCAGGCTCCGATGGCTGCCAGTGCTGCGTGCAGGCGACCGCTGTCGTGGAATTGAGCTCAAAAATATCTGTTCCTTCAGATGGATTGTCTGCCTATGAGGTGGCGCTGAAAAACGGCTTTGTAGGCAGTGAGACCGAATGGCTCGCGAGTCTGAAGGGCGATGCGTTCACTCCTGATGTGGCGACAGAACAGGACATCCTCGATATGTTTGGGGAAACATTGTAGAACATCAAAAATTCGCATTATGACTAAATTCATAACACTTGATGCACTGAAGGTATTTCTTCGGGAAATCAAAAGGCACATCGCTTTGGCTGTAAGGCAGCAGGTCGATGTGACCTATGCCGAACTGGTAGAACTGCGCGATAATGCCAAGCTCATTGCCGGTCGCTTGTATCGCATCACCGACTATGTGACGAAAGTCTATTCCGCCTCCGGATTTGAGCGCAGCGCAGAACATCCATTCGACATCATTGTTCGTGCTCTTTCGGAGAATACTCTTGCGGAGGAGGCGTATGTCGCACCTCGCAAAGGCGATGAGTATTTTGCAAATGCAAATCTCAACGCCTGGAAAGTATGGTACTGTCTGGACAATGATGTCACAAAATATACCTGGGCTGATGTTACGAACGGAAAAGGCGTCATCTACAGGATGATTGACGAATGGCAGAACGATATGCCATACGACTTCAAGAATGTGCAGTACCGCCGATATAGGGTGAATGACGCTTCTCCAAAAGGTGAACTGGCGGATTTGGATGGACATTGGCTCGCTTGGAGTGAGACAGATAGTCCCAATAATTTGAGTGTGACTTCTGAGTTTGTTTGGTGTTATACCTTCAATCACTTCAAGTTGGATGAAGAAGGCATTGCCATTTCGCAAATTCCTTATGATGCCACTGTATATTTCTATGAAAAGGATGTGGATTTCGAAGGCGGTGGATATTCCATAGCCGGAGGTGTGGAAAAAAACAGAATGTATGCCAGATCTTGCACCGTCTATATTGATGATATGATTGGCAATATAGGTCAAGCACTCACCAATATAGTGTGTCATACGTACAATAATTGGGATGTATCCGACAATCAATCTGATATGAAGAGTGTTAAGAGCAATATCTGGCGACCGGGGTGTTATGATATAACATCTTTGGGCAAGTTTACCGCAAATAAACTGGGAGAGGCTAATCATTCTTGTGTATATGGCTATGGTTTTGCGAATATGACATTCGGGAACGGTTGTAACGGAATGACATTCGGGAACGGTTGTTGGTATCTAACATTCGGGAACGATTGTTCAGATATGACATTCGGGAACAACAACCGTTATCTCACATTCGGGAACAGTTGCGGTTCGCTCACATTCGGGAACGATTGTTGGAGGCTCACATTC